AGGGTCCACGGCACGTCCCTTGACGGCGGGTTGCCGTAGGGGGCGATCCAGTCATGGTGAAGGGCATCGCTGAAGTCCCAGCCGAGCTGCTGCGTTGAGTCCTTTGGCGGCGGGCTGCGGAAGCGGTCGACCACTGCTGCATCGCGCCGATCACCCCAATCCCACACCAGGTCGCGCGGCACATCTTTCGGTGGCGGCTTCGTCCAGGCGCCGACCCGGCTGGCCTGGTGGCGATCGCCCCAGGTCCATTCAGCGTGGCGGGCGGCTTCATGCCGTCCGGTATCGCGCCAGGTAATCGCGTTCCGCCCCGCGTGTTCTGCGGCCCAGTTCCAGCGGCCAGAGCGGCGGGCATCACGGGTGGCAGCATCCGGCCAGATCGCACGAATCCGCCGTCCGTCCTGCCGGTTCGCCCAGCCCCACTGGCTGCCAACGCGAACCGCCAGCCCGGCGTAGATGAAGCCCGGTTCTGGGTCGGGATCTGGATCAGGGTCCGGGTCCGGGTCGGGCGGCAATGGCACCGTGCCATCGCACACCAGATACAGGCTGACCTGATCCCCCGGCGGTGGGGTGTAGTCGCCACCAAGGGCGAGTTCAACTGCCTCACCGCTGGGCCGAAAGTAGCAGGGTCGAGCAATGTGCAGCGCAACGTGCTGACCGTCAGGTGGGGTGTAGTCGCCATCCAGGGCGAGCGACACTGCATCGCCGTTGGAAGGTGCATAGCTCACAGCTACTCCGGATCATCCAGGTCCGCCATCGGCACCGGCGTGATGAAATCGGCAACCACGGCGTTGTGTTCCCCAAGGTCATCCACCCCCAGCACCCGATACTTCCGGTTGCCGTCCAGGTAGTTGACCCGAAAGGTGCCATCGGGCGCGCTGACGGTCTTGGATACCAAACGATGGCTCTGCGCCTCGTACACCAAGATGGTCCGGCTGGCGGGGGTTCCGCTCACTGTCAACAGCCCAGGAGAAACGCCGGCGATGCAGTGCTTCCCATAGATCGCACGCGTACTGGCGTATCGGATTTTCGTCACCCAGGTCATTCACTGACCCTCGCCACGAGTGCCGCGTTGGCAGAAGCTCCCCCGACTGTGTTCCACATCCTCTGCCAGCAGTATTTTACTCCGTCAAGACCGGTGAACTCGACATCATTGCCTGGGTACCCGGCACTGGCGTGCGCAGGGTCAAACAGCAGGTCGATCGCTCCACGAACTCCCAACCCATCGTGTATGAGCACGGGGGAAAGTACAGCTCCGTCAATGTGAGGGTTAGGGAAAGGCCCTCCAGCCACTCCCCAGCCAGTGGGAGAGCCTCCTTTCCCTGCCGCCCCCATGCCGGCTTGCACGCTGATCACTGAACCAGCGAAGTTCGACGATATCCAGGCCCCATCTTGCGTTGACCCCGGAGGGGCATTCCTGTTCAGCGCGTTATTGGAAGAAGTAAAATTCGCGTCAACGCTGAAGCCTGCGACGAATGCACTACCGACGTCAGAAGTCTGTATCGGCTGGAACTCCCCAAACGCCAAACATATCCTCTGCGTGGAGGATCCAGATGGGAAAAAAAGCACGAAGACGACGACGGTTTTGTCAGTTGCGATCACGCTCCATTCCCGTGCGCTACTATCGTTGACAGTGGAGCCCATCCACGACACGCCGTGCGTTCGCTGGCCCGGCGTAGGGTACGGGTCTGACCCAGTATCGACATCGGTCATCGTGTGGTAGCCGCGGAGGTAGGCGAATACGTCTCCCCCGGGACCTGAGCCATCGTTGAGGACGCGGTAGTAGTCCCGCTTGCCGCCGATGGTCGGGCTCCGATAGACCCGCTTGTCGGTATCACTAAAAGCGATCTCCCACCCCGCCGGATCGAGGTCTCCGTACCCGTCGATCAGACAGGCATCCAGCAGCTCGATCAGTGAACCGGCCTGCCCAGTGAGGACAGGGGCACCCGCATCGGATGATTTGAAGTAGTGGACTGGCATGGTCAAGCCTCAGTTGGCATCGCCGCGCAGTTCAATTTGCACGCGGTCGGTGGGGTCGGTCAGGGGGCCGGGTAGCGTGGTGCGGTTGAACCAGATCGGGCGCGCCGCCGCCTCGGTGTTGAAGCGCACCTGGTTGCCGATGTTCCAGCCGCCGCTCCAGCCGCCGGCGCGGATCGTGAAGTAGGGCGCCCCGGTAGCCGGGTTGTTGGGCGAAACATCGTTGAGCGTGTCGCCGGTGGCCACCTCGCCCACGGTCTCGCCGATCACCCTGAAGGCAGTCACGCTGGTGAACTGGATGCGCCAGCGCTCGCGGATCGCCCCGCGGTTTGATGTCTCGATCGGGAACGCCACGGCGTTGTACTGGCCGCTGGTGCCGCCGCCGATCGGCACGTCAGACCATTCGCCGCTCCAGCTCGCCTGGGTGAACAGGTTGAAGGCGCTGGCCTGCAGCTCGTTGCCCAGCGGCAAGGCGGTGCTCAAGAAGCTGGTCTCGGCCGGGTAGTCGTGGGTGATGGCCGCGTTCAGCCCGATCACCCCATTGAGCTGCGCATCGGTGACCAGCACCATGTCCTCGATACGGTGCCGCGCGGTCAGCGGCTGCACGTAGTCGTCGAGGTCTAGCGGGTTGGCCATGGTGATGTCGCCGGTTTCATTGTCGAACTCGTAGCGATCGGTGGGGATACGCTCGCCCTCAGCGTCGAAGATCTCCAGCACGGTCACGGCCGCCCGCGTGGCGTAGGTTTGCCCGGCCACTGCCGGGTCGGGCAGCTCGGTCTCTTGCGTGTTGTGGATGACCGCCACGTCGGCCTTCTGCACGGTCGGCACCTTGCCGTCGACCGACAGCCGTACCGGGTCGAGGCCAATGATGTCCGGGTCCAGCGGCAGGAAGGCAATGCTGACCGCGTTGTAGCGCGACAGCTCGGGGATCACCTCCGCCGCGAAGGTCAACTGGTAGACCCCGGTCTGGAAGTTGATCTCGCCGGTGACCCCGGTGCCGGCGATATCGCCATCGTTGTCGCTGTTGGCCTGGAAGGGTTCCTCCTGGCTGAACTGCTGATAGGTCAGCTGGAACGAACCCGGTGACAGTTGCTCCGCCGGCACCCGCCAATAGACTTCGGTCAGCCCCCAGCGGCCATAGCTGACCAGCACCCCCATCACCTCGGCCGTCGCGGTACCGGGTTCCCACGACGTCAGCTTGATCTGCCCGGTTTCGTAGTTGATCGACCCCGCCTGCACGTTCGAAACATCGTCGCGGTAGTACAGAATGCCGGCGATATCGAAGTAGCTTCGCGTGTTGAAGTTCAGCAGGAAGCTGGTCGGCACCACCCCGTCGAGCAGGTGTTCGTCTTCCAGCTGCAGGGTCAACTCATCAACGGTCGGCGCCAGCGATTCGTCCACCGCACTGGCCGCACCGGCGGAATAGTCGACCTGGTCGGCGCCGATCAGCGTCACCCCCTGCGTTTCGATGGTCCATTCGCCGCCCAGGCCCAGGGCCGGCGGCGTCCAGGTGGCCACCCGCAGCAGATCGGGGATGACTTCATCGAGCAGCACCTCGCCGGAGGTGTGATTGATGGTGCCGATCTGGACGCCGCCCAGGATGAACTGGGCACTGCGACCGCTCTCGCTGAGGCGCTTGAACAGGGTCCAGATCGTGCCATCCGGCTTGGCGTAGGCCTGAAACGTCTTGCTGCTGCCCCCGATGATCGTGGAGAGATCGAGGCGCAGTGATCCCGGCGTCACCGGCGACGTGGAGAGCGTCACCGTGAGGGTGCCGCCGGCAATGCCCTGAGACGGCGGGGTCTCGGTGGTTGGCACCCGGCGCTGGTATTCAACGGAGATGACCGTGCCCTTTGCAGGCACAGTTGTCAGGCGGAGCATCAGAACGCCCTGCGGATAATTGATGAACCCGGTCGCATCGCCGGTGATGTTGCCCTCGCCATCGTCGCTGGCCGTGTACATGGTCTCGCCGATTTCGTAGCTGATCTCGACCGTCTCCGGCAGGATCGGCCCCGTGGTCCCGGAGACCACCGGCAGGTCGACGCGGAACTCCGGCGTCATCGCCACCACATCCTCGGTCGGCCCTTGATAGTGGGCGCCGCTGCCCCACCCGTAGAGCACATGGCTGCCCAGGTCGGGCTCGATGCCCAGGGTCACGTTCACGGTACCGGTGGCGTAGTTGATGGTGCCGGCGCCTTCGCCTTCGTTGCCAGCCATGGTGCCGTCGCCACGATCGCGCAGCGTGATCCATCGCCCCAGCGCGCGGTACTCGATCTGGGTGCTGCCCGGCATCGGCTTGGGCACCAGCGTGCGGTTGTAGATGAGCCGGCGATTGACCAGCTCGATGAACTCGCCATCGGTGTGCTGTACGTCGACGATCGCTGCGCCGGGACGATAGGTAAGCAAGCTGCCGGAGGTGGTCGAGCCGCTCGTAACGCCCACGTCGGTCACGGTAATGCCGCCGGTCTCGTAGTCGATCACGCCGACACAGGCGGAGGGGACACTGCCCCCGCTGGTCGGCTGTCGAACCATGTTGCCCCGGCCATCGTCCTGCAGCACCGCGCGGTAGCTGGACGACTGCCCGCTGGGCTGCAGTTCGATCTGCGCACCGGAGCCGGGGATCACCGCGCGCGTCGCCTGGTAGAACACCGCGCCATTGATGATGCTCGCACCACCGCAGGATTCAGTATGGATCGCCTCGGCATCCCCGAGGCTGCGCAGCGGAACGATCGCCACCCCGTCTGACCCGATCTGCTGGTCAGTGATGCCCTGCTGCTGCTGCGCGCTGGGGACCACGGGGGTGGTGATCCCATCGAGTTGCACGAACAGATCGCCAGAGTCCGCAGCGCTGGTAAGCGGGTGGATCGAGTAGTACCGCTTGCCGCCGGCGAGCGTGGTCCGGCGCACCACCGTCCGCGCTGTGCTGATCACCTTGTCGGTCAGCAGTTCGCCAGGCACGTCGAACCGCAGTGGCTGATCGATCTCGATGGTGATCAGCTTGGTGGTGACATTGTTCGAATTATTGGTGCTGATCGTGATGATCTCGGTGCTCACCTTTACGCAGCGCACGTACTGTTCGAAGTTCAGATTGACCGTGCCACGCTCCACGCTCAGTACCAGCGTGTCACCCCCTGCAGGCGGTTCGTTGTTCGGGTGCGTGAACAGCACGATCGATAGCGCCCCCTCCGGCTGGGTCTCGTAGCAGTAGAACCCGGTGGCAGGCCCCTTGGCCAGGTACTGCTCCAGATGCTGCTGTGCCTGCAGCCGGCGGTCGGTGTGATCGTCGCGGCCGAACATGCTGACAAACACCTTGGGGTCCAACGCGCGCTGCAGCAGGATGGCATGCGCGCCCAGCAGCTTGGTGCGGTTCTCGCTGACCACCGCCATCCAGGACTTGCGCAGACTCACCCGCCCGGTGACCCGATCAAAGCGGCTCTGGTCATCGAAGATATTGTTCAGCTCCCCGTCCACCACCTGGTTGGGCGACATGCGGCCACCACCATTGTTGGTGTCGTCGAGTACTTCCGGCTGGTAGAGCTGGATATCTTGAGTCGTGATGGTCATGACAGGTCTTTCCTCAACAGATTGAGGGTGAGTTCGTAATCGTCATCCGGGTCCGGTTCGGCATAGGGAATGACGGGCGTGGCCTGCACACCCAGCGGGCGGCGAAACACCACGTCGTAGTCGGTGCCGCGCAGGCTCAAGGTGTGGGTCTCGCCGGCATCGGCCGCGAGGGTGCGCAGGGCCAGCACGGTGGTTCGCGATACCCACACCCGGCCCAAGGTCATCGGCTGCGCGCCCTGGGCGGCGCTCTCTTCGATGATCGGCACTCCGGACAGGGTGAACTTCACGCCCTGGGTGACCGGCTCCCAGTCCAGTTCGTCGATCCACGAAATGTCGTCGGGCAAGGTGATGCCCGCCAGCGTTACGCTCATGCGCCCTCCGCCGAAAGGCCGCGCTCGGCCAGCAAGCGCTCCAGGAACTGCTGCAGCACATCCTGCTGGCCCGGCAGCACATCAATGTTGCCGCTGGGCCGGCCGTTGACCGGCGGCAGCTCCAGGCGAATCACCTGGATGGGCGTGATGGCGCGGCCGGCCTGCTGGATCTCCGCTGATGTCGAGTCGGGCACCTCAGGACCAACCCCCAGCAGATCCCGCAGGCGTTTGCGGGCCGCCGTCGCGTTTGCGCCACCGCGCAGCAGCTGCGCCAACAGGTCTTGTTCCTGACGCTCCAAATTGTTGACGATGTCGTTCTGCTGCTTTCGGTTGTAGCCGGGTGCATTGGCGGATGCGAAAGCCCGGTCCACATTGCGCCGCCGTAGTTCACGCAGCAGAGCCTGGTCCTCGCTCGACAGCAGTTCAGACCCGGCGCGATCGAGGCCGATACTGCCGCCCTGGCGCTCTTCGGTCAGCTCGCTGACGCGATCACGCGCACGGGATGCCGCATCGGCAACGGCGTCCAGCTCCCGCACCGCCTTGCCACCGCCGTCTGCAAACGCCGGGCCCAATTCGCGGCCTGCCTGCCCGGTGCGGCGCGTGGCAGCTGCCGCATCGTCTGCCGCCTCGACCACCGATCGCTTGTAGGCAATCTGTGCCTGGGCGGCAGCAGCCTCCGCGCGCTGGATGTCGCCAGCGCTGGCCACGCCCGATCGGCGAATCAGTTCATACGCTGCCTTGGCCTCGTCGGCCTGCTGTTTCAGCGAGGCGCTGCTCTTGATACCCAGTTCCTGGAAGGCGTCGGCGACCGCATTGGCGGCTTCGTCGCCGGCACGCTGCACGTCTTGCAGCTTCTTCTCGATCTCAGCCACAGCGTCGGCGGCATCGAACGCCGGGTTCTTCACGCCTGCCAGGCTGGCCTTCAGCGATTCCAGTTCAGCCGGCGTGTCCAGGCCCTTCAATACGGCTTCAAAGGCCGCTTGAATCAGCCCCGCATCGGCCTGGGTATCGGCAGCGAGCACGCGGAAGCTGGCGAGCAGGTCACCGGTCTTCACGTCGATGCCGGTGAGCACCGCCTCGGCATCGACCCCCAGACGCCGCAGGGCCTCGGCCCGCACGCCGTCGATGACGTCGCCCAGCCCCCGCACGCGCTCGGTCGCCGCTGCCAGGCCTGGTGCCAGCACCGCCATCGCGCTCTCGCTGGCGTTGGCCAACTGCGGGAACTTGGCGCGCAGGGCCTCAGCTTCCTCACGCGCCCGGCCAAGCGATGCCTCGGCGGCACGTTGAAGCTGCGCGAGATCCTGCGTGCCGGTCTTCTCGATCTCGTCCCCGAGCGCGCGGAATTCGTCGATCACGCCATCGGCAATGACCTGTTCCTGTGTCAGCGGCTTGGTCGCCTCCACGGTCGCCGCCAACTGTTCCTGTGCGGCCCGCACCGCGCGCAGCTGCTCGCCGATGGCCTTCAGGTTGATCTGGGTCTGGCCGTGCAGTTCCTGCTCGCGCACCCCGATGGCGATCTGCGCCCGCAGGTACTGCTCGGCCTCCACCAGATTGGCGGCATAGAACTGCCGCTGGGCGCCGGAGAGCTGGTCAACGCCGGCAGCGATCGCCTCCAGCATCGACTGGGTTTGCAGGCCCGCCACAGCATTGGCATCCGCCGCCCGCTGGGCACCCGCGATACCGTCTTCCAGCGCCTTGGTCTGACGCCGCTGTGCATCCTCGGCTGCGTTGTGTGCGGCCACTACCTTGTAGACCGCCGAGCCCAGGCCCAGGGCCGCCGTCGCCGCCAATCCCCAGGGGGTCAGCCGCATGGCCAGGTTGAGGGCGCGCACGGCCGCGGTCTTGGCCAAGGTGGCGGTGGTGGCCGTGGTGGTGGCGGTGGCCACCGTGCCCATGCCCCCTGCGACAATCGACAGCAGCGGCAGCAGCGATGCCTTGGCAATACGCAGGGCAATCATCGCCGCCGTCAGCGCCCCCACGGTGCCGATGACCGTCTGCAACGGCTCCGGCAGCGCCTGGACACCGAGCACCAGCGCCGACACACCCTTGGCAACCGGCACCAGGCCCTTGGCCACCAGGTTCCCCAGGCTGATCGACAGATCCGTGACGATGGCGCGGAATTGCTGCAGAGCCGACTGGTCGCTGCCCGCCACCTTCGCCACCGCCTTTTCGGTCTCGCCCGCGCTGTTCTGCACCGAGTCCAGCACGTTGACGAAGTCCTCGGCCTGGGTGCCGGTGAGCGCCAGCGCGGCGCCCAGGGCCTCAACCTGGCCGAACAGCAGCGACATCTGCTCGGCGTTGCCACCGGTCTTGGTGCGCACGTCAGCCAGGAAGCCCGACAGCCCCTTCGCTTTCAGCGCCTGCAGATCGAACTTCAGCCCCAGCTTCTCGGCCAGCTCCGCCGCCTCGGCGGTGGGCTTGAGGATCGAGCTGATGATGCCGCGCAGCTGAGTCACCGACTGCGATGTCGACACCCCGCCCTTGGTCAGGGTGGCCACCGCTGCCGCCACTTCTTCAAACTCGATGCCGGCCTGCGCCGCCAGTGGTGTCACCTGCCCGAGACTGCCGGACAGTTCGCCGATGGTGGTTTTGCCGGCGCGCATGGTGGCGAACAGGGCATCGTTGATGCGGTCCGCCTGGTCGGCCTTCAGCCCGTAGGCGTTGAGGATCGAGGTCAGCCCATCGGCGGCGGTGCCGACATCGGTGATACCGCCCTTGGCCAGCTTGTTGGCGGCGGTCAGCAGTTGGGTCTGCTGGGCCGAGTCCGAGGCGCCAGCGCTGATGATGTCGTAGAGCGCCTGGGCCTGCTGCACCGGCGCGGTGCCGTATTCACGGGCCATCTCACGGGCGGCGGCGGTGATCTTGTCGAGACCCGAGGTGTCATCGAGCAGCGTGCTGACTTCGGCGATCTTGCCGCTGAACTCGGTGTAGTTGGCCGAGCTGCGCTGGATGGCGATCGCCAGGCCCCCGGCGCCGATCAGGTTGCCAACGGCCCGTTTCGCCGATGCCTGCAGCCGCTCGATCGCCTTTGCACTGGCGTCGGCTTGAGGCGCAGCGCGGCCCGATGCCGCGCCCGCCTGGTCGGTGGCCCCCGCGAACTTGCGGATCTCGGCCGATGCCTGCGCCCCGCCTTCGACGCGAAGCATCAGTGCCATCGCGAGATCACGCAGGGACGAGGCCATGGCGGGTTCAGCCCTTCGGCTTGGGAACGTCGGCGAACGGCTTCAGCAGCTCGGCCAGTTTCGTCAGCTCGGGCTCAAGCTGTGTCTCCACGTAGGCCGCGATCTCCGATAGTCGGCTGGGAAGCTGCTCGGTGATCTCGCGAACCACGTCATGCAGCGGTCGGTCGCAGGCGCCCCCACCGGCCATCACGTCAACCAGCGCCGCCACCGTTTGGCTCTCGGCGGCCAGCAGGTCCATGTCCAGCTCGCCGTTGGCGTGGACAGCGCGGCGCAACAGCGCCGCACCGCGCTGGACGGCCAGCAGTTCATTCAGCGTCATTGCCGGCCCCGTTGTCGCGCTTGGCCACGCCTTCGGCGATCAGCCAGGTGGCGGTGTCTGCCGGCACCTGCAGGCGCTTTCCGATGGCGTACTCGCGCCCAGCGTGGCGGTGCGGCTTGACCAGGCGCACAAAGTCCACCGTGCGCGCCTTGGCCGACGCACGGTCCGAAACGGCCGACAGCGGATTCGCTGCCGGCGCGGTTGCGGTCTTCACCGCCTTGGACTTGACCCGGCTCATCAGCCGGCACCCTGGGTGGTCCAGCGGTAGAACTTGCTGGCACCCACCCCGGTCCGGGTGGGATCGACCAGCAGCTCGCCCTGCAGCTGGAGGTTGGCGAACTCGTCCCCGATCAGGTCCATCTGGGTGGGCAGCGAGAAGGAGGCACGGTAGAGATCGATCACCTCCACCTTGTTGTCATTCGCCTCATTGATGCCGTCCCACACCAGGCTCTGCTCGGCATTGGCCGCCGACAGCGCCTCCACAATCTGGTGAGCACCGTAGGAGTAGCTCACCTGGACCGTCGAGGCGTCACCGATGTTGCCGCCAATCAGCGGCATGATGCCGGCGCCACTCACCACATAGTCGGTGCCGTTCACATAGGTGGTGTCGCCGGCCTGGTTCTTCACCACCACCGAGGTCGGCGCGATATGCGGCAGCCGGATCAGGCCACCGAGGTTGGCGGTGTATGCCTCATCAGTGACCGTGCCCAGGGCGATGTCCTGGACCGTGGCGCGCAATGCCTGCGCCAGGTTGGGCACCGACAGGCTCTGCAGGGTCAACTGCACGCCCACCGAATCCAGCCGACTGACACGCTTCAGCGTGCCGCCGACGCGGCCGTAGTTCTTCGAACGCACCTCGGTTTCGTTGTGCAGCACCTGGCAGGCCGCAACGCTGCCGATCGGCCGGTGGCTGCCGGCCGTGCCATACGGCTTCATGAAGATGTCGGCCAAGCCGAGGAATTGCTTGTTGGGAATGCTCATGGGTTCAAACTCCAGTGCGTTGGGGCTCACCACGCACGGTGAGCTGGGTAGTGAAGACGAGGGGCAGATAACCGAAGCCCCCCTTGCTCCATTGGGGGCGCGGCGGGGTCGCCATGCGGAACCGCGTGTGGACAGTGGTCGGCGGCTTCCACCCGAGCAGAGCAGCGATTACCTGGTCGCCCAGCAGGTAGGCCGCCTCTCGGGACTCGAAGCTGTCGACCTGGGCCTTCGGCTTGCGCACCGCGCAGACGCAGATCCATGACCATTCCAGGCGGCAGGCAATCCGATCGTTGGTCAGCTCTTCGACGCGGAATCCTCCGTCGTAGATCTGCACCGCCGGCACCCGCTGGCTGCTCTCGATGGCCCCCGCCAGATCCCGCGCATGCACCACGGCGACCTCGGCAGGCAGCACGGCGCGCAGGCGTTCCTCGATCTGGCTGGAGAGTCCGGCGGCAAGGCTCATCCGTGGTACCCCGCCCAGTCGAAGCCGCTCTTGGCCTGGCCATGGCTGGCCAGCCTGCTGGACTGCGCTGCTGGCGCGGCATCGGGGCCAAGGTCGAGCGCCAACTGACCCTTTGAAACGTCTTTGAGCTGCTTCAGAGCTGCCTCATAGGCGTCTTTCACATGCTCCAGCGGCTGCTGCGGGTACAGTCGGTAGTGCGCCAGGTCGCGCGCCAACTCGGTCAGCAGCTGCGGCACCACCGGCAACGGCAGGGAGTAGCGGCTACCGACGTAGCCATTGATCAGGCCATCGGCGTAGACCAGGGCGTTCTCCACCCGTGCGGTATCCACCTCGCCGGCGCCGGTGAGGTCGGTCAGGGAGACCAGCTCGGCCTCGCCCAGAAAGGCGGCGAGCTGTTCGACGGTGCAGTACGTGGCCATGCCGCCAGCATCCCGCGCGCGGGGATCTCGCGGCATGAGGGAAATGCTTCCTCAGGCGACCTTCTCTCAGGGTATCGTTGTTGCCTGCACTCACAGGGAACGAGCAATGAAACCAGGGAAAGCGATCACCGACACTGAAGAGGGTCTCGTCGTCTTCGAAATGGTCGACGCAAATGGTCACGTTATCGGCTATCAGCTGTTCGACGGGGGCAGCCCGTACGGCGCGACTTCTCAGACCCCCGAGGCACCCGTTTCAGCTTGGCGACAAATCGTGGAGAGCCGCAGACAACGGTCAAGCTTCACGCTCAGATAAAAAGAAGGGGCCGCTTTCGCGGCCCCAAGGCTCGTACCGCATGTACCCACCTGGGTTCGATGTCGTCAGCCGCCCGCCTTCTTGCGCCGGGTGCGGGGCTTCGCCGGGGCCTTGGCCTTCGGCTGTGCCGCCGGCTTGGGCTTGGCGCCGCCGATTGGCGTGATGGGCGGCGGCGGGATCGCGGCGGCCGTCTCGCCTTCCTTGGCGATCAGCCCCTGGGCCAGTGCCTCGGCCGCAGCTTTCCCGTCCATCTCGATGGGAGCGCCCACTGCGTAGCGCTGCCCCCCCATCTTGATGGGCGACTGGACGATGTACTTGCTCATTGCGTGCGCTCCCTTTACGCGGCAGCCGCGCCGGCGTTCTGGATCAGATAGCCACACGTCATGCCCGACAGCACCGGGCTGTTGTCGTAGCTCACGCCGTAGACCCAGGACTTGCTGTTGGGGTCCCAGTACGGCGTCTCGACCAGGGGGTTGCCGTCGATCAGGTAGGTGTAGCCGTAGCTGGGCTCTTCGTGGTTGGCCATGGCCGTGCCCTGCACCTCCGACACGTAGGCGAGGATCGCATCGTCACCCCAGATGTCGCCGAAGGCACCGCTGTCGCCGGCAGCCACCGCGCCGCCCTCGAAGATGTGGCGCACGCCGAACACCGTCTTCAGCAGCTCAAGCGTCACCGTCTTCACCGAGGTGTGAGCGGCCCGGCCCACTAGGTCCGGGTGGGTCTCCAGCGCCGCGAGGGTGGTCGACGACAACACCAGGGTATTCGGCTTGACACCGATCGATTCGCGGATCGCCTGTTTGGCGTCGCGGACATCTTCGACCGGCTTGGAATCCTCACTCGTCCACCGATCGGTGGACGTGAGCGCCACCTTGTGGTCGCTGTCGTAGTTGCTCGCATTGCGGGAAATCTGGGCGCAGTTGTACTCATGCTCCAGATGCACCGCGCGCAGGACCTTGTCGACGGCGCGGGATGCGAGGTCGATCCCCGGCACCTGTCGAGCGTCCCGCATGAGTTCACGCGGCACCGTCGCCTCCAGCGCGCCTGGCTGGATCGAGAAGGGCTTGCCCTCGTAGCCGAACTGGATGCGCTTGGTGGCGGCACCGGGGGCACGCTTGCTGTTGTAGATCTTGAAGGCTTCCTTGCCGAACTCGATCACCTTGCCGCCGTACATCGCCACCGGCGCGAACGGAAACAGCTTGCTGCCGACGTGTTCCGCCTGGCGATAGCCACGGGCGTGCCGCGACAGGATCGGGTCGACCTGGCGAGCCTGGGAGGGGGTCTGTTGGGGCATTGCTTACTCCGGTAATGACGCTGTTTGCGACGCCGTGGCAGCGGCGGTGTGGATCTCGACCAGGCCGCCGATCAGTTGGGGATGAGGATGACTTCGACGAACTCGCCGGGGCCGAGCGCGGCCGCCTGGCCGGGCGCCATGCGGGCCACCGCCTTGCCTTCGCTGAGGGCGACAGCGAGCCCTTCGTCGTCGGTCTCGATCAGCCCTCCGGCGCCGATGGCGCCCGCCGTCTCGACCACAGTGGTGCCGGCCACGTCGATCGGGGCCAGGTCGCCGGCTCCGGCGTCGGACCGCGTCACGCCGTAGGCGTTGCCGCCATCGGCCGGCAGGTCACCATCCACGCCGATGAATCGGTGGGCGGCAATGGCCGACACCGCGAGGATGGTGAGCGTCAAAAGGGAATGGCCTTGCTTCATGGGACAGTGCTCCAGTGATCGGTGAGGGGGCTTGCGGAATTACTCGCTGACGGCCAGCACGCAGTCCACCCAGGGGGTGTCCGGGTGTTCGCGCTGGTACGCGGTGGCCTTGTTGTAGAGGGCCACCTGGCCTTCATCCACCGTCGAACCAACGGGCGCATTGAACGCGGCCGCCTGTTGCTTCGCCGGGTCAGTGGTGGCGGCTTCCTGCCCCACCGTCATCTGCGCCGGCAGGCCCTTGAGGAAGGCATCGAAGTGCGCCACCAGGCTCACCTTCTTTTCTTCTTTGTCGGCAGCGGTGAAGGTGAACTCGGCCACCTCGGCATCGAGGCCGGCCAGGCGGGCGCGGAACTCGGCAAGGCCTTCCTGCTGGGCCGGCGTGATATGCACCTTGTCCTCACGGACCGCCAGCTCCTTCACCTTCGCGCGGCTGTCGGCCAGGCGCTGGGTGAACTCGGCCTTGCGGTTCTTCTCGCGGAGGGCCTCCAGCTCGGTCTTGTGCGCGGCGTTGGCCTTCTCGACGGCGGCGTCGATATCGGCCTGCGTGAACTTCTGGTCTTCCTTGGGCATCGGCTTGGGCTCCGGGACAGGTTCGGGTGGTGCAGCGGGTTCGGTGCTATAGACGTGGACTTCCCCCGCGTCGCCAGGCTCGGCGAACTGGACCGGCTTGAGGCCGGGCACGGCGGGCGCGGCGGCACCGAGCCATCCGACATGGACGAGCTGCCAGCCGGCATCGCTCTTGACCACTTTCACGCTGCGGTTGGGGAAACGCTTGTGGGTCACCATGTCGGCGAAGGTGCGCTCGACATCGCGGAAGCTGGCCACCAACTTGCTGCCGACGCGCTTCAGGCTCTGCATCCAGCCGTAGGCCGGCGCGTCATCCTTGGGGTGGCCCACCACGGCCGGGACGGTGTCGCCCTCGGCCTGGAAGTTCTTCACCATCTCGTCCAGCTCGGCCTCGGTCCAGGTGCGCGTGTTGCCGCGCGAATCGGTCTGGGGGCCGGCGCTGAAAACTTCGACGTTGGAGAGCGTGGTGTTCTTCATGGTCGCCACTGTGGCGACCGGAAGGCGGCTTGTGACTGAGGGAAATGCTTCCCCTCAACAAGGCGGCTCAGAAGGCGAAGCTGGCCTGGCCGCTTTCGCGCAGGTGCCGCTCGCGATGCCGGCGGCGCCGGGCCGGCGCGTCGTGCGCGTTGTGGCAGCGCTGGCACAGCGCCGCAAGGTTCAGCAGCCCGGCCGCCTCGGGCCGGTCATCGAAGACATGGGCGGCAGTCAGCACCACGATGCTGCCCGTCATCGGGTGTGGCTCCCCATGCCTGGCGCCGCACCATTCACACAGGCCCCTGGCACGCACGAACCGTACGAAATGGCTGCGCAGTTTCCAGTCGACGGGGTAGCGGGCACGGTTGTCGGGGTGGATGGGCATGGGGGCCGGGGACATCAGCCCTATTCTGGCCATCCGAGTGATTTGCTCGCGGCGACGTGAGCAGCATCACCGCCCGGCGCGCTACGCAACTCGCCCATGCGCTTTGCCCAGTAGTCGCCGGTCTCTCCTTGAAACCACGGGTCGCCTATGGCCGCAAAGCGCCAGCCAGACAGCAGCTGCGCGTAGCACTTGCCGTCAATCGCTGCCTTCCTTTCGTCGGTCAGATTCATGGCGCTGGCCAGTGGATGATGACCCCGTCGAACGGGATGCCGTAGTTGCCCGCGATGAAACGCCGCAGCTCGGCGTAGCTTTCGAGTCCGTCAGCTCTGGCGAATCGATCGGCCATCTTGTTGCTCAATGCACGCCCGTCGATGATCAGCAGCCCGTTCTCGCAGAGCGCGATCTGCTGCACTCGGCTGCAGGTGGTTTCCAACAGGCGACGGCAGCGAGGTGAGCGCATCCCGGTGAACAGCGCCAGGCGGTCACCTACCTCGATCGGCACCTTACGGCGCTTCCGCACCGTGTGCGTCTTGACGCCTTGCTCCACCAGAGGCGCGAGGTGCTTCATGAAGTTCAGTGCGGGCATATGCGGAATCTCTGGAATGGAGGTGATGTCACGCTGCATCATCAAACAGCCCACCCTGCAGCGGCGGCTCCAACGGCCCGGCGGCGCAGATGTTCTGGATCTGTCGGCTGGTCAGGTCGAACTGCAGGGCCAGGCTGACCAGGCTCTTGCCCTTGCGCTTGAGCGCGCGGATCTCGCGGTCGCGGATTTGCAGGGTCAGCTTGTCGGCCTTAGGCAGCCAGATGACCGGCTGGCCCTCGAAGGCGCGGTACAGGGCTTCGCAGGCGGCTGGGCCGAGCAGCTCCACCAGCATGCCGTCGCGCAGGCCCTGGCTGAGGGCCAGACGGGTGCCCCCTCGCTTGCGCAGCAGCTTGAGGGCGCCAGGCACGCCGAGCACGTCCACCAGCCGCTTCAGCTGCGGCGGGAGGTGGGCGCGATCGATGTGCTCGGCACGCATGGGCTTACCGAGCCTGGCGCCGCTGGTGATAGGTGAGCGCTGCCACCACCTTGCGCAGCTCGGCGTCGGTGCAGAACGCCACGCGCTCCTTGCCGAACATGCGGCGGGTGATGCCCTCGCAGTAGATCC